ATCGCCATAAAGATTACAACAGAAACATCTTTTCAATTCGTACAGATGATCTTCTTGCAAAACAAATAAGAACATATTGTAAAGACAATAATGTTCCTCCCAATCAATTTATTAAAACTGTCCTTCAAAATTATTTTACAAATGCCTAATTTTGCTTTACCTCTTCCAATCAAATGGTCTGTTGGAAAAAACAAATTCAACGAAGAAAACCCTAATGAACCACTACTTTCAATTCAAGTCCCTGTTGAATCTGTCACTTCATTAATTGAACATCTTACAAATCTTGTAAATACAAAACAAGTTTCTAAAGAAGTATATGATCCAAAAATTGGCAAAAGTAATGAAAAACCATGCATTATGCTTTACTGTAAAGGCAAAAATGGTGACTATGGATTATTTGGAAGCTTTTCACCCTTAAAGATTGAAGATGCCCCAAATCTGAATCAGATGGAATTTTAATGAAACCTCCACTAAAAATACTTGATGGATTTGCAGGTATTGGTGGTTTCTCTTATGCTGCCCATAAAATAGTTGGAGGTTTTGAAACTACTCAATTTATTGAAATAGATAAATTCTGTCAGAAACTTCTTGCTAAACGATTTCCAAACATTCCCATTCATGACGATGTCAGAACCTTTACAGCTAACCTTGGAGAATTTGATGTCTTCTGTAGTGGATTCCCATGCCAGGACATATCCGTGGCCGGGCTTCAAAAAGGTATTACCAAAGAAACAAGATCAGGTCTTTTCTTTGAAGTCATCAGAATCATACGCATGGTACGACCAAAATTCGTTGTCCTGGAAAACGTGGCAGCGATCCTTAATAACGGATTGGACATCGTACTCGGAGAGCTTTCAGAAGCAGGGTATGATGCGGAATGGGCAATTGTATCGTGCGAAGATATGGGAGGCTGTCATCGAAGACAGCGTTGGTGGTGCGTTGCCTACCCCAACGACAATGGATCACCTTCCTCAGAGAAGTCCCGAAGCATTAAGAAGACAGATGGAGGGGCCGAGAAAAGGAAGAACGAAACTTGCCAATCTCAGAGAGGCAGTGAATCCAGAGACACAGAAACTGTTCAATTCAATGCTACCGACCCCGACAGTTTGCAACGATTCAATGTATTACGACAAAAGCCCGAAGAAAGACAAGAGACACAGCAAGGGATTGGCAACAGAACTGATGGATCTGCAAATGCTTCCAACACCCAGGGCAAGGGATTACAAGGGACATCAGAAGGAGGGATATCAGGAGAGAGGTTATGGCCCAACCCTTCCAGATATAATCAAACAACTTCCAACACCATCAGCCAACGAACACAAATACAGTATGAGCAAAGAGGATCATCAGTCTGGAACTTGCCTAGCAGCTATGGCGAGAAAGGATCGACTCTCAACCCCAACTGGCAAGCCTATGAGTCTAAACCCTGCCTTTGTAGAGGAGATGATGGGCTATCCAATTGGACACACAGACTTAAAGCATTAGGAAATTCTGTTTCCCCTCCAGTTGCTGCGATACCATTACAACGTGTACATGATCTTTACTACAAATGAAACCAGTTAGAAAATCAATCCTTAAATTACGCAAACTCAAAGATATAAGACGTAAAAATTTAGAAAAAAATCTATTAGAAGTACAATTAAAAGGACAGGATCATTATGTTTTTATAAAAGACAATGGCAAAGCACAGGTGATTTATGATGAGGGTCGTTGGATTTCAGAACATATAAGAACTGCAATACTTAAATATAATTACGAAATAGACAAAATAGATAAATTATTTATCAGAGATTTTACTGATGAAGAAATTAACGAATACGAAAGAACTTTCTTATTGGATTGATTGGTTTTCTTTTTTCTTTTCTCATTTGCTGAACAACTCTTTCGGCTTCCAATTCTATAAGTCTATTTAACAAAGATGCCATAAAAATATCTTGATCAAATTTTTTTCTAACCATATGTGTACAGTATCGTTTTACATTATCTATATCATTAGCTTTCATAATTTCTCTACATTGCATTTCAACTTCTAACTCCATTTCTGGAGGTGCTGGTTCTATGTCTATGTTAAGGAATTTAGTAATTTTCATTTTACTGGAAACAGTTTTTCTTCAATCATCTTGACGATTGCATCATCAACATCATTGTCTGATTTAGCTGCTAAATCTTTTAACAGACTCAATGCAGCTTTACGCAGAGATTCAGATTTACCAAATCTGATAAATAGATTGATTAAAAATTTAGACATTAGTTTGTATGTTCTTTCCCAAACATACCAAAGATTACCGATTCTGACCTTCTAGCCTACTTACCTCTTTTTCAAGTTGATTTACTCTTCGGAATAATTCGATAATATCTCTATCTCTTCGACTACTAATATTAGATAAAACCATAACGAAAGCCGTTGCTGCCACTCCAATTAATACAGGATAGATCTCAGACATTGCTTTAAAGTATAATTATGCCTAGTATGACTAATAAATCCTAGTTATGGCAGAAGAAATCAAAAAAAATCCACTCAAAAAACTCAAAGAAACAATTGAGGACAAAGAAGAACAATTAGCTTTTATCTCAGTTGTAGTAAGGCTTGTTGTTGTTGCTTGGAGTGGGTTTATAGTTTCTTTGAACTACATTTCAATCCCAGGATACAGCAACGAACCCAAGGATATAACTTTCCCAGCTTCTCTCTTAACAGGTGCGTTAGCGAGTTTTGGTTTGGAAGGTGCTAAAAAAAGAGGTGACGGGACATTTAAGCCAGAAGATAAACCACTAAATAAAAAAGAAGTAGAAGCGTTACTAGCATCACAGTCGGGTGGTTATCAAACTATTAGAATAGAAACACCCATCAAGATTCTTGGTGCGGAAGTTGTTAATAAGAAAGAGGACAAAAAATGAAAAAACTTCTTGCTTTTTTACTTTTAATGTCAGCACCAGCTTATGCTGATATAACTTCAAAATTTACATCGAGCGTAAGTGTAAAAGTTGACGCTGCTATGACACAGGCAACACGGATTGGTGCGTCTTATAGTGCCTCTGGTAGCAATATCGGAACAAGTAATACAAACGATCAGATTGGAGGACTAACTGTAAGCAACAATGTGGTTACACTAGATGCTGGAAATTATTCTATAAATGGTTGCGGAGAAACTCCTGCTAATTGTGCTAGTACATGGTCACTTACAGAATCATTCACCGCAGCAGATACGATTCCATCAAATAACGGAACAGAGAATACAACTATTTCTGCTGGAACAGTTCCTAACTTTGGTAGTGTAATTTCAACTGTAGCTGGAAGTGGAGATGGTTTTGCTGGATCTATTACATCAGGTCATGGGATCACAGGATTACATGAAGGAGATTCGGGTTCTACTGTTACAGGACAGTTTGTAACGGAGCTAACTATAAGATGATTTATGAAAAAGCTATTATTGTTGCTTTTGCTGTATGCCATACCTGTTAAATCACAGCCTGTTGTTCCGAACTTCACAACGGGTACACTTAGTAGCACCACAAATACAACAACCTCAATCAGTGAGACTATTACTTCTACAGATTATTTTGGTAATTCTTATGAGTACACTGTTACTGGATTGGGAGTCACAACCGATGGATCAGTCGCTCCAAATACAACGGATGTTACAGGGACTATAAACGGAGAGAGTCAGACATGGACAGGACTAGACTTATCGACAGACAACAAACCAGTATTTACACTAAGCGATCAAACTTCTGGAAACGCATTTCAATTTACAGAAACTTATCGTGGCCCTGGAGGAGTTTCAAACGTGACAACGATCCAAAGAAATATAGAATCACAAAGCGTAGTCACAAGTACCTCAGTGTTCTCTCAGTAATTCTGCTATCTCCTGCACAGGTTTTAGCTAACGCTGTAAGTCAATCAAATAATGGCTCGGTTACGAATATGGCTGTACAAACTTTGACGGGTAATATGACAACTAATCAGTATGGTGGAAATATTGTATGCCAAGGGCCAACTTTATCTATTAGCCCATTTACTACTTTTGGAGCTAATTATTTGAAACCTTATCGGGATTATTATGAAACACCTTTTTACGATCCAACAGATGCTAATGACGATGGAGTTCCCGATAACCCAGGTAATGTACTTTTCAATCAAAAGAACTATTCAGGAACAAATAAAGATAGTTATGCGTTAAATTTTGGCATATCTGCAACTTTTAGTATTCCTTTAGATAGAGGATTACAGAATCAATGTAAATCTGCTGCTGATACACAGATAAATATACAAAAACAAGTGTTGGAGAATAAACGATTAGATTGGCAGATCGCACGAATCCGTGAATGTGGAAAGCTAAAACAGGAAGGCATAATGCTAACTACCGATAGTCCATTCTTTAATATCTGCAAAGATGTTTATTTAGTGCCGAAGGCTAATCAAGTTATCCCACATACTCACAAAATTAGGCAGTAGGCAAGCACGGTTAGACTTGCCCACCTAGACGCCCTATCCATCGCCATGTCGAATAGGGTTCTTTTATTTTACATTATCTTTCTTCTTTGTTAGTTTTTTAACGATATTTTTTATAGCTGGCTTAATTATATTGAGAATAAGAGGGCTACTCGCAGCCACAAGACCGATAACAGCAGTAGAAACAATAGTGCTCGGTTCTGGGATGTATTGATCCACAAAAGGAACGTCTTCATATAGAGTGATGCACTCAATCCCATCATCACCTCTTTCATGTCCGATGACACGCTCCAATCGTTTTTCGTTACGAAAGTCTCCTACTCTTTGATCTTTACTACCTGGGCAGGGTTCTAGTTTTATAGCTTCTTTCTCTTTTGGAATATCAGGAATCTCTGGTGTCGTAGATTCTGGGATATTAGCATTGTTCACAGGCTTTTCTTTCTTCTGCTCTACAATTTCAATTTTTTTCCTGTCATAATTTATTGGAACGAAAGAAGGTATTTTACCTTCGGGACAACTATAGAATGCTCCATTTATATCATCCTCTATTATCTGTGTATTTTTTACTGAAGCATCTCTATGAGTTTTTACACAACCAGGAAGATCAATGTTAGGTAGTGGTACGTTTAAAACAGGTAACGGAGTAGAGATATAGGTATTAATTATTGGAATCTCTGGAATTATAATCTCAGGTATTTCCAATTATTTATTCAAAAAAGGGATAGATTCGCCTGTTTGAGTTGGTAAAGAATTATCTAACATTTTTGGCATAAGTCCTTGTACTTTACCTAAAACCTTATTCATCATCTTAGTTTGAAATTGTTCTGATGTTACATACTTATATCCAAAGTATCCTCCACCAATAACTGAAGTTACCATTAAGAATGAGACAATACTCAAAACATTAGCAATTTTTTGAAACATGATAAAATTTGCAATTATTAGAGCTATGTCAGTTATGACATTCGCTACATTACTGCTAATTATAGGTCTATCTCCTCTCTACGTCACGATGGGCTTAATGACAAGACAGATGCAGGAATCTAAGCGTTAGGATCGTCTGGATATTGTGTCATGTTAGGAGTGGAAACTCCATCTTTTTCTGTCGATCCGTAAAGAGTAACTAAAGCTGCTGTATCTGCACAGTTATCAATCTCCGTTTCTCTGGTCAGACAAGCAGTTCTAACGGCAGTTCTGTAAGTTTTTATTGTTGTAGGTATTGCTTTTGATGTCTCTGACTTTCTAATAACGTACCAATCATATTTTGCTAACAAGGAACCAGCAGTTGCTTTTTCTTGTGCCTTTAATACTGACTTAACACCTAAAGTAACAACCTGATCTCCATTTTCATCTAATAATGGATCACCATTCTCATCAACTTCGTTTGTATCTGTAAGTGTTTTTGCAGTTCCATTACCCCAATAAAAACGTGAGTCATATACTGGACTATCTGCAACCTCGGTAATACCAAGATCTTTTTTCTCCTGTGCTGTTGATAGTCTTAACCAGTTAGCAGGGTAATTAACATCCCCTACTGTAAAGGGAACATCAACTGCTAAAGGTTTTCCGTTTAGTAAAAAAGCCATATTTATATATTACCTTGCCCTTGCATTTTTGAAAGGAGATTCTGCAAATGCTAAATAAATATAAGTTTGACCATTTGTATTTAAAGCACTATCAGTTTGTCTTATCTTAAACCCGTTTGAAAGTAAATCACCAAGTACAAATGTTCCCTCTGCTAACTCATTATCGGCTCTCAAATATTTATCTACTGCGTTAAATGTATTTCTTTTATTATCATAAAGATACCAACTCTCAGTTAACCCTGTAGCTTTCACTATAAGAAAAGCTGGTCTGAAACCTGTAAAAACAAACGTGCCATCACTTGAACCATTGCCTGTATATTTACCACTCTTGCTATAGCCCTCTACAGAACTAAAACAATAAGCCACATAATTTTCACCATTTACATTGGTATCTCCTGAGTAATCTCCTACATCACCATCACCAACATAGAATTTAGTACTTGTAGGAGCAGTTTCATACCATTGATTTTTACTTTGACTTGTATTTGCTGTGCCAGAACTTTCATCTAATCTTAAATTCAAAGACCAAGGGCTATCATCAGATCCAACCGCCCAACTACGACTTGCATTTCTAACTTTGGCAATAATCCAATTAGGAGCAACACCCAAACCATGACCTATAGTTGCTCCACCAGTACCATTTCCTGTGTAAGTAACAATAGAAAACCCTGCTGCTGCATTTACTTTCGCAGTTGATTGTATTAAACCGTCGAAATTACTTGATCCAAGAGTTGAGTTTGTATTAGCCTGGCCTCCCATACCAGCGTGTACAGAGCATTGATAAAAAAGCGTAGGAGCAGAAGCAGCTACAACAATTTGTGTATAAGCACCGCTTGAACCAGGAGTACCAGCAGTGGTGACACCTGTTGTATATTCTCCACCAGTTTTATCTGCTGCTGTGTAGAACCTTAAGGGATGTCCAGAATTAGAACTATCAGATTGATCAAAGATATAAGTACCACCTTCTGCAAGATCAAGAGTTACAGCAGAAGTTCCATAACCATCAAATCTATATTTATTGCCAGAATCAGATACTACTGTTACTGTGTAAGTTTTGCCATCTGTATCGCCAGCGTTCCAATTCCATGCAACATAATTTTCATTATTTTCGTTTACATTTCCACCAGCACCAGCGTCAACATTGAAGCCATCAGCTAAGAAAGAATTTACATGACCATTTGAATTATCAGTACTTTCACCATCAGTTGTGTTACTAAATAATACTTTATTAGCTCCTCTTACAGCGTCACATAATTGATGCCAATCTGCCTGTGATCTATTTTTTATCCATAACCAATCAGGTTGAAAACCAACGCCTGTTATATCTCTATCACTTGAGTCATTACCCGTATAAAGCAAAGTATCAAAATGCTTATTAGGTAGCAGTATTGTTGGGTTGGGTAAGTTTGCTGAACATAATGCTTTGAATCCACTAGGTACTGAATAATAAAAATCTCCTTTACCATTTGCATCTGTGTTACCTTGTGCTGTTTTAGCACCAGCAAATGTACTATCTTGACCAAAATTAACAGTAATATCTGAATTATTTGCGTGAAAACCAGGTAAATAAAGAAACCCATCAGCTAAAGTAACTGTATAACCCTGTGATGAATTATTTTTTAAAAAATCAATTTCTCTTGTATCAGCATTAAATTTAACACCAAGTATATCTCCAGCACTTAAGGTTGCTCCATATCCTGCTGCTGTAGAACTTCCATTTACAGTCGTATAAAACTGACCATTTGTTGAATATCCATAATGTCTTGTTAAGTCATTTAACGCAGATCCTTTTTTTGATTCGCCAATTCCTACTCCAAAAACGCCTCCGCTAGAACTATTAAAATAAATTTCCCAATACCATTTACCACTCTGCATCCCAAAAGTTCCTGATGTATTAGTTGCACCAGAATTATCTTGTTTTAAATTTCCCTCAACTAAAGAACCACCAGTGAAATCAAGAGCGTTTAAAGTACAAAAATTATTTGTAGGACTGTCTTTTACAGCATCACTAACTGCGAAATTATTTGGTGTCCAGTTGTTGCCGTTACCACTTGAATCCTTGCCAAGTGTTGTTGCTGTCGTTCCAGAATTGTCTGAAAAATTTAAATAAAATCCATTTGTTCCATAACTTCCTGTGTATTTTTTAGGATTCCATTGACCTGTAACTGCGTCTGTTTCTGCGAAATATGATGGGTCATAAGCATAGCCATCTAAAAAATTAAACTCTGCTATATATCCATTAAAATTTCCATAAGTACTATTAAGGTTTGATCCTAGTGAGTTACTTCCAATCCTATGACGAACAGCTTGATTGTATTGTAGATCAGCGTTTTGACTTGGATAAGTTGCTGTAGAAAAAGATATTTCTTGTACACCATTTATGTATATCTTTACTCTATTACTTTGTGTTGCCTGAGTTGTATCTACTGCAACGACTACATGATACCAAGCACTAAAGTCTCTAAACTTTCTATATGTTATAAACTTCGCATTAGGACTAGGTTGTGGTTGTGAACTAAATTGTAGTGACGCATCATTACGAATAAAAAAATTACCTTGTTGTGCACCACTACCTCCTCCACCAGTACTAAATATGGAGTACTGGTCATCTCCAATGTTTCCAGGTTTATTACATATTTTAAACCATACACTTATCGTAAATGTTTTTTGATTACCAGCCGCAGAATAAGTGTGTTCAAAATTAGAACCACTATTAACGTCTGCTGTTCCTTGATCGTTTCTAATGCTACGTTCTATTTCATATGCCTTTTTCCCTGCTATGAAGAAAGGATTAGGACTGCCAAGACTGCTCATTAGCTAAAGTTTCCAATAAACTGTGCAGCTATATTTGTATTGGTTCGGGCTATCCAAGCAATAACATCTACCTGGTTTGCACCTGTTGATAATGTAGGTGCTGTGCCATCGCTGAAATCCCAATACGATCCAAATGCTGCGGTTCTACTTCCTGTGCCATCTTGAGTTATAAACAAAACCCCACTCTGTCCAGCAGAGATATTAGAAGGGTTGGCAAAGGTAGTATTACCAGTAAGTGTTGTAGAAAAATTATTAGCAGTTCTGAAATCTAACGTAATTGTAGATGCGTAGGAGACAGCAGATATTTCTCCAATAGTTCCTTTTGTGGTTACTCTCCCGTTACCAGAACCACCACCATTATCAAAGACAAGCGTATTTAATGTGCTTGTTTCGTGTGCAACATTAGTGACTTTTAGTGTACTCATGGCTTGGGATTAGCGTCTTTTACAGCTTTGATATGTGTAGCCCACGTTCCAGTAGTATCTAATTTTCCAGCAACTATATCTTTGTAAAGCATATCAAGCTGATCTCCAAAAGAAGCATAAGTAGTCGAACCATCAGTTGTTCTATCAGTTTGATACTTGATAGCAGCAGCAGCCGTATTAAGTTCAGTTCTTGCAGTGTCTATCTTGCTTTGTTCGAGAGTTACAGACTTTCCATCTTTATCAAATGCACCAGCAGAATCATCTATAGAAACAACAGTTCCAGCGTATGCTTTGTAAATAGCTTCGTGATCTAAGGCCATAATAGTTTTTTCTTAATTATAGAAGATAGCCACTATGCCGCTACCTCCATTAATGTAATATGTGATGTTGTTCCATAACTACCATACTGAGTTTCATTGAGATAGTAAGTTGTAGCACTACCACCCGACCCTTCAATTGCCCATTGTAATTTATATGTAGTTGCAGAAGTAGTATTAGGGCTATCTAAATACATCATATTTAGTGGTCTAATTTTATTTTGATCTGTTTTATCAAAACATTGTCCATTTTCAGTTGAGCCAGTTGTACTATTTCCAACACTTGAGCTACCTCTTAAAAGTCTAATAGTATTATTTCTGCCTGAGTTACCACTAGAGGAGACATTACAAGTCCACATCACTAAAACTTTATTTGATGAACTACTAGGAGTAATACTTGCTGACATTCCAGAAATATCATAAAAAGTAGTGGCACTGTTACCGCTTTGAGAAGTTGCATCAGTTTTAAAAGTTTGAACAACTTGAAGAATTTTACCTGTTCCAGCAAATGATAAATTACCCGAAGCATCTGTGACAAGAGCCTGTCCAGATGTCCCATCAGCATTTGGTAGTTTAAATGCTACGTCTGCTGATGTTGGTGCGGAAGTTGGAGAGTTGAGTGAAACAACATTACCGCCTGAGTGTTTGAGTGAAATCTTAGACATTATGCTGCTACCTCCTCTAGTGTTATAGATGAAACTGTTCTAGGGTTATATACTTGGTTAGCGTTTGCAGCT